AAAAGAAAATAATTAAATTGCAGAGTAATAATGCAACCCTACACTAACACCGTTATATCAACAAATACAGTTGTTCGAGAATTTAGCCAAGATACAGACCCAATGTCTCTAGTTTGGCATCAAGATAATGAAGATAGAACAATAACCGTGCTAGAAGGGCAAGGTTGGCAAATACAAAAAGATAATGAGTTACCCTTGGCGCTTCAAGAAGGAGATAGTATATTTATACCCATGGGACAGATCCATAGAGTAATAAAAGGAAATACAAATTTAAAAATACAAATAACAAAATCATGGCACAATTAAACGAGCAATTCCTTAGAATGCAAAAATTAGCAGGTGTAATTACTGAATCTCAGTACAATAAAAAAATGCAAATGCTAAATGAAGAAATTACAGTAGGTGAAACATATACTGCTTCAATGCCTACATCAAGTGATGGTAAAGAAAGAATGGATGTTAAAGTTAAAGTTTTAGGAGTAGACAGAAATGATGCTAATAAATTTATAGTAACTCCCTTAGAAGACAAAGACTACACTAATCCTGCATCTAAGCAATTAAATAGTTTTGAAAAAGGAAAACAATATGGAGTTGAAGCTGAATTTATTAAAGAATCATTAAATGAAGCAATAGGAGATTTCAACCCAACTGGCTTTATGGCAGCTATTAAAGAAACCTTAAAAAAGATGGGATACGAAGTAAAAGATATGCAAGGAAGCAGCATAGACCCAGCTAAAGGCCAACTTGAAAAAGATGCAAATGAAGGAAAAAAATCTGCAGTTGTAGGTACTCTTAAATGGGAAGATGGAGAAGAAGTAGTAGCAGCCGTTAGCTTAAGTCAAAATGATGACACTGCTACTCAGTTAAAAACTCTAAAAGATTTAGAAGATAAAATCTATGACGTATACGCAAAAGATTTTGCAGCTAGACTTAATAAAACTAATAACGGAAGAGTAGTAACAATTGGCATTAAAAACAAAGCCTAACTAACTAACATACAGACCGATTCATAGCCGGTCGCTCGAAAGAGACAAAAACTATGCAGCTGTGGCGCAATTCAACTTGGATTGCGTCACTTTTTTTCGTATATTTACACATAATTTATAATGTAACATGAAACAAGATAGAATTGTAATTGTAGGAGCAGGAGTAGCAGGCATTAACGCAGCAACCAAATTAGTGGATAATGGATATCCAGGTGAATTAATTAGAATTATTGATAAAGGAAGTGATCCACACAACCGTTTACCTGAAGAAGTAATGACAGGTATGCTAGGAGCAGGTGGATGGAGTGATGGTAAATTAACTTACCACACTGCTATTGGGGGTCAACTATCAAAATATTGTGGTGAGGAAAAGGCAATGGAATTGATGGATCAAGTTATTGCTAACTTTAGACGTTTCCACCCTAAACCAGAAGAAATTTTCTGTTCCGATCCACAAGAAGAACCTGAATTTATTAAACCATATTTTGGCTTACGTATGTTTCCTGTATGGCACATTGGTTCTAACTTTCTACATGAAATTGCTAAAAATTGGTATTCATATCTAGTAGATAAAGGTGTTGGATTTAACTGGGATACAGAAGTAGTATCAATCGATTTTGAAACAAACCACTTTGAATACATTGAAATGGGTGGAGATGATACAGATACTATTATAGGACAATATAATACACTTATTTTTGCAGTAGGTAAATCAGGTATTGATTTTGCTCAAGATCTAGCTCAACAATATGGCTTACCAGATGAACCTAAACCAGTACAAATTGGTGTTCGATTTGAAGCACCACAAAAACATTTCCAACAGTTAATTGATGTGTCTTACGATTTTAAACTATATCGTAAATTTGATAATGGTGTTTCACTTCGCTCATTCTGTACAAACAACAACGCTGCTTACGTGGCAGTAGAGGAAACATACGGAAATGTTAGCTACAATGGTCACGCTAAAAAAGGTGAAGAATTCCGTAACAACATGACCAATTTTGGCATCTTAATGGAAATTCCAGGTATCGGAGATCCATTTGAATGGTCCAGAAAGTTGGTTTCTAATGTAAATTCAGGTGGAACTGGTTTCTATTACTCACCATCTCGTCGTCCATCTGAAACATCTGAAGGCGAAACTGTATCTGCTAACTCAATTAGCCATAGAGATTTAGAAAATATTGTTAAACCCGCATTTAGAGGACATTTCCAATACATTGAAGATTTTATTGAAGATATGAAAAAAGTGTTCCCAACACTTGAACATGACTGGGGAATTTATATTCCTGAGGTAAAATATTTGTCACCTGAGCCGCTCGTCGATTATACCAATCTAGCCCTGACCACATTCCCCAATGTCCACTTTGTGGGAGATGCATTATCTGCTAGAGGTATAACGGTGAGTGGTGCACAAGGGATTTATGTTGCTGAAAACATTTTGAGCAACTAAGGAGAGTTCGTATATTTAACATTGATAAAAGATATTGAACATGAACAATAACAAAAAGCCAATCGTAATTAAAAAACTAAAGAAAGCTGATGGCACCATCGCTTACATTAAAGATGGTAAATTGCACAATTGGGATGGACCCGCTCTAATCCCACAAGGTGATAAAAAATTAGCCGAATACTATATCCATGGTATCCAGTATACTAAAGATCAGTTTGAACAAGCTCATAGAGATCAAGAAGGTCTTCCATGGTACAAGAATCCATCTATGAAATCACAATTGGAGGAAGGATATAGAAACTAATCCATGAAAAAATTAGTTATTGTAAGCGGTTATTTTAATCCTTTGCACAAAGGACATCTTGAGCTTTTCCACAGAGCACGGGGTTGTGGTCACAAATTGTTTGTAATAGTTAACTCTGATCACCAAAGAGTATTAAAAGGATCTAAGGAATTCCAATCCGAAATGGAACGTTTGATAATCATACGTAACTTAAGGATTGTAGATCACAGTATGGTTTCTATAGATAAAGACAAAACACAATGTGAGACCCTAAAATATCTTTCGGACATTTACGGGACAGAATATAAACTTGCATTTGCAAATGGTGGTGATCAAACAAATGATACTATTCCAGAAACACAGGTTTGCATTGATAATGAAATAGAATTGATTGATGGATTAGGTGATAAAATTCAATCATCAAGTTGGCTATTAAACAAATTATAATATGAAGATAGGATTGACAGGGACAATGAGTGTAGGAAAAACTACATTAGTCAAAGCATTAAAAAAACTACCACAATTTAAGAACTATAAATTTGCTACTGAGCGTTCAAAATATTTAAGGGATTTAGGTATCCCATTAAATACGGATTCAACATTGAAAGGTCAAACAGTGTTTTTGGCTGAACGATGTGCTGAATTGATGCATGATAATCTAATTACAGATCGTACTATTGTTGATGTTATTGCATTTACTAAAAGTGCTAAATCAATTAATGTGTTGGATAAAGATGAATTTGAGCAATATGCTTCTATGTTTATAAATGAATATGATCATATATTCTATATTTCACCTGAAGGATTACCAATAGAAGATAATTCAGTACGTGAAACTGATCCTGAATATAGAGATTTAATTGATTTTAACATACAACATTTATTGCAGTCACATGCTCATAGATTTAAATCTGTACATACTATCAGTGGTTCAACTAAGGAACGAATTGAGCAAATTCTAAATGTTGTAAACTCCTAATATATTTATAACAAAATATAAATATTTACACCATCATGAAAAAATCAGCACTAAAAGAATACATCAGAGAAGAAATTATTAAGACTTTATCCGAGATGGATGCATATCAAGTAACCGGAAAAACAGGGAAGAAAACTGTTGCTTCTTTTCAATCCCAAGGTGAAGCAAATAAATTCAAACAGCAAAATCCTAATATTGTAAGTGTTGAAAAACTTGAAGAAAAAAAAGAAGAGGAAGATGTAGAAGTAAAAGATGATTATCATAAAGTTGATGATGAAGATGGAGATAAAGACAAAGAACCATCTAAATCTGAATTAAAAAAAGTTGATAAATCTACCAAAGGTCTAGCTAAAGCAAAAGATGAACTAGCTTTATTAACTAGAGAAATGAAAGCATTAGCTAAAAAATATAAAGAAGCTAAAGGAGAAGAAAAAGCTATGATTTTCACGAATTTAAGCAAAAAAACAGCTCTTAAAAATGAATTAGAAGCTATTGTATACCCAAAATCACAAAGTGAAATATATTAATATATTAATTATAGTAATAGTTTGCATTTTTATTTTGTTTTTCTTTAACAAAAAAGAAGATTACGTTGAAGAATACAATGTAAAAATCGAAAAGTTGGATGAAAAAGTCGATTCACTCCAAGATGTGAACGATGATTTATCTTTAAAAATTGATACCTTAAACATACAAATATCTAAATTGGATCAAGAACTTGATTTAAAAGATAATAGTATAAATACCTTAAGAAATGAAGTTAATGAAAAAGTTAGTAGTGTTGATAGCTATAATGATGATGAGCTCAAAGAGTTTTTCACAAACCGCTACCGATTCTACTTTGATTCGCTTAGAAAAGCCAATAGCTCGTCTAGTAATTAAAGATCTTATAATGTGGGATGGTACAAAACAAGAACTATTCCTCACTCAAGATAAAGTTAAATTACTAGAACAAAAAATTGTATTTAAGGACAGTATCATCTCCAACTTAAATACTCAGATAACAAACTATAAATCCATTATGGATACTAGATCTGAACAATTGGCTTTATCACAAGAGTTATCAAGTAGATTACAACGAGATCTAAAAAAAGAACAAGTGAAAGGAAAAATGGTTGCAGGTACAGGAATCTTAGGTATATTAGCCGTATTATTTATTTTAAAATAAAATAATATGTCTAATTCCAATATAAAGGAGATAATAAGACAAGAATATATAAAGTGTTCCCAAGATCCGGTTCACTTTATGCGCAAATATTGTTATATCCAACACCCCCAAAGAGGTAGAATCCAATTTAACCTATACCCATTCCAGGAAAAGGTACTTACCCTCTTCAAAAGACACGACTACAGTATAGTTTTAAAATCCCGTCAATTAGGTATTTCTACTTTAGCTGCAGGCTATGCTACGTGGCTAATGCTTTTCCATAAAGATAGAAACGTACTAGCTCTAGCAACTACACAGGCAACAGCACGTAACTTAGTATCTAAAGTAAAATTCATGTGGGAAAATTTACCCTCATGGTTAAAAGTGGATGCGGTAGAAAATAACAAACTATCACTTCATCTAGTTAACGGATCTAAAATACAAGCCAAATCTTCAAATTCCGATTCCGCACGATCAGAAGCAGTATCTTTGCTAATAATAGATGAGGCTGCCTTTATAGAAAATATTGCCGAAACGTGGGCTTCCGCTCAACAAACCCTAGCAACGGGTGGTGGTGCTATTGTATTATCTACTCCTTTTGGTACAGGTAATTGGTTCCACCAAACATGGGTTAAAGCAGAACATGCAGAAAACGATTTCGTTCCTATTAAATTACCTTGGATGGTCCACCCAGAACGAGATCAATCATGGAGAGATAGACAAGATGAATTGTTAGGTGATCCTAGATTAGCGGCTCAAGAATGTGATTGCGATTTTTCTACCTCTGGAGATATTGTATTTTATAGCGAATATCTAGAATACTACGAAAAAACATACATTAAAGAACCACTAGAAAAACGAGGTGTAGACCAAAACCTGTGGGTATGGGAATCAGCTGATTATTATCGAAATTATATTGTAGTAGCTGACGTAGCTCGTGGCGATGGTAAGGATTATTCTACGTTTCACGTCATAGATACCGAGGCAAATGTTCAAGTGGCAGAATACCGTGGACAAATCGGAACTAAAGAATTTGGTCACTTGCTAGTAGGCATAGCTACAGAATATAATGAGGCTTTACTAGTGATAGAAAACGCAAATATTGGATGGGCAACTATACAAGTAGCAATAGATAGAAATTATTCCAATCTCTATTATTCTCCCCGTGCCGAATCAAATGTAGATTCGTATTTTGACCAATATATGGATACGTCAAAAGCAGTAGCAGGATTTACAATGTCGGCCCGAACCCGTCCTATGGTGGTAGGTAAATTTCAAGAATATATTTCTGAAAAATCCGTAACTATCCAATCTAAAAGATTGATAGAGGAAATGAAGGTTTTTATATGGAGAAATGGTAGAGCAGAAGCGCAACAAGGATACAATGATGATCTAGTAATGGCTTTTGGAATTGCAATGTACATCCGAGATACAGCTTTAAAATACAGACAACGTGGTTTAGATTTAACACGTAGTGCTTTAAAAAACATGACCGTTAATAGAACCTCATACCAGGGAGCATATTACGCTGACAAAAATGACAATCCTTACCAGATTGAAAATCCATATGGTGACAAAGAAGATATATCCTGGTTATTATAACAATATTTATAACAATAACAAACAACATGGCAGATACCGGCTTATTTAGTAGATTACAAAGATTATTCTCCACGGATGTAATTATCCGTAACGTTGGAGGTAATCAGATAAGTGTAATGGATACTAATCAGATCCAATTCAATGGAGCAATTCAAACGAATTCTCTTATGGACAGATATAGTAGAATTTATTCTACTAATCCTAGTTCATTATATGGTTCACAATTTAACTTCAACTATAAGTATTTAAGACCACAGTTATATTCTGAATATGATGTAATGGATCAAGATGCTATTATTGCCTCTGCCCTTGATATTATAGCTGATGAATGTACTTTGAAAAACGATATGGGCGAAGTATTATCTATTCGCTCTTCAAACGAAAATATACAAAAAATTCTATATAACTTATTCTATGATGTATTAAACATAGAATTTAATATGTGGGCATGGGTTAGACAAATGTCCAAATACGGTGACTTTTTCTTAAAACTAGAAATAGCCGAAAAATATGGTGTATACAATGTAATACCATACACTGCATTCCACATTGAAAGATTAGAAGGATTTAACCCAAAGAATCCATCCGAGGTTAAATATAGATATAATCCTGACGGTTTAGTAAACTCTAACAGTGGATTATATGCAGTTACTGGAGCTGGTACTGACCAAACAGGTGGTATAATGTTTGATAACTACGAAATGGCCCACTTTAGACTAATTGGAGATACTAACTATCTTCCATACGGTCGTTCCTATTTGGAGCCTGCTCGTAAACTATTTAAACAATATACTTTGATGGAAGATGCGATGTTGATCCACAGAATTGCTCGTGCCCCAGAAAAACGTATATTCTATATGAACGTAGGTTCCATTCCTCCGAATGAGGTAGATGCATTTATGCAGAAAACTATTTCAAATATGAAGCGTACTCCATATGTTGATAAAAAAACTGGAGACTACAATTTGAAATTTAACATGCAAAACATGATGGAGGATTTTTATATCCCGATTCGTGGAAATGATACAACCACTAAAATTGATACTACTAAAGGTTTAGATTATGACGGTATTCAAGACGTTGCATACTTAAGAGATAAACTATTTGCCGCACTTAAAGTACCTAAAGCATTTTTAGGGTATGACGAAAATATAGAAGGTAAAGCTACATTAGCTACTCAAGATATTAGATTTGCTCGCACAATTGACCGTATCCAACGTATTTTAGTATCCGAACTTAACAAAATTGCTCTAGTACACTTATATTCTCAAGGATACAGAGATGAGGCTTTGACAAACTTTGAATTGTCTATGCAAACTCCTTCTATTATATTTGAGCAAGAGAAAATTGAGTTAATGAAATCAAAAGCTGAACTAGCTCAACAATTAATAGAACAAAAACTATTACCCACAGATTGGATTTATGATAATATATTCCATTTATCTGAAGACCAGTACGATGAATATAGAGATCTAATTAGAGAAGATGCTAAACGAGCATTTAGAGTTACCCAAATTGAAAACGAAGGTAATGATCCCGTAGAAAGTGGTAAATCCTATGGTACACCACACGATCTAGCTTCACTATATGGTAAAGGTAGAAATGATTCCGATCCTAGAAATGTACCAACGGGATATGATGAGGATGAAACATTAGGTCGTCCAAAAGATTCTATTACTACTATTGGAAAACAAGATAGTAATTTTGGAAAAGATCGTTTAGGTGTTAAACGAATGAAAGATACTGATAAAAACGATTCATCTGACAGCCGAACAGATACCAATAAAAGTGGTATGGCCCTCGAAAATGCTCAAGTTGCTTTCTTGAAAAATAAAGATATATTTTCTAAAATGGACAAGAAAAAACTGATTTTTGAGCACGACAAAGACGATACTTCGTTGCTAGATGAAAAACAGTTAAAAGAGTAAAATTTCTTTAATATTTATAAACAAATATATTTCTTTGATGAAAATCAAACACAGCAAATTCCGTAATACTGGTATTTTATTTGAATTGCTAGTAAGACAGGTGACAATAGACACATTGAAAGGGGTAGATTCTCCTGCTATTGACATCATGAAAAAATATTTTGTCAAGAGTGAAATAGGCAGAGAGTATAAACTGTACGAATCCATTCTAAAGTCTAAAGTATTAAATGAAGGCAGAGCAAATACAGTCATCAGTACTGTTTTAGAATCATCTGCTAATCTGAACAAATCTTCATTAAAGAGACAAAAATATAATTTAATTAAAGAAATTAAAGCTCACTACGATCTTGATACTTTCTTTGGCATTAAAATTAAAAACTATAAAGAGCTAGCCTCTATCTATACTTTGATTGAAGGTTTTAACTCTACTACTTTTGTGGCACCCTCTCAAATGGTAGATTGCAAAGTTGCATTGTTGGAATTTTTGACCAAACAAGATGTAAATTCTGATAGTGTAGAAGAGGATGTATTAAAAGAATTCCAAGCATATGATAAGGATTTAAGAATTCTTACATACAGAGTTCTTTTAGAGAAATTTAACGAAAAATACGATTCTATATCTCCTGAACAGAAACAAATTCTTAAAGAATTTATCAATTCTGTAGACTCAACCCCTGAGTTAAGAAACTTCTACAACACTAAAATTGTAGAGCTTAAAGAACATTTAAGTAAAAGTATTAAAACCATTAAAGATCCAGCTACTAAAATTAAGGTTGAAGAAATAACCAAACATTTAGTTGAATTAGACAAAACTTCTAAAGTTAACGACGACAATTTAGTGAAAAAGCAAATGGGGTACAAATATAAATTATCCGATAAGCTAAAAGAAGTATCTACATCTGGTGCAGCAGGTGGATTTCTCACCAATCCAGCATTTGCTGAAAAAGTTAAAGCATCTAAAGAACTAGAAAAACTAGGATACACTCCAGTTGAAGAAAACATAGGTGCCACTTTAGGACCCGGTCCTAAAGCAGGACCCGAAGGTGTTAAAGACAACTACTACGTTAAGAAATTCAAATTTAAACTAGTTCCTAAAGATAAAAAAGGAAACTACGTGCAGAAAGGCTCTGGTCTAGAAGTTAAAAATTTATTTTAATATGTATAAGTATAGAATTAAAGAACAGGAGGATGAAATTCCAAAAAAATTCCATGATCAACGCATCATGGCATTTGATTCTTTAGAAGCTAGACTTGAAGACATAAAAAAACTACTGCGTCAAGGTAAAATTGAAACTATAGCATACTATAGAGAAAATCCAACCAGTTATACAGTAGTAAAAGGAACGGATTTAATTAACGATTACATAAACGATATAGAAATTTTACTAAAAGGAGAAGAATAATGACTCTACAAGAACAATACAATTTGATTAAAGAGGGAAAAGGTCACAAGGGTGTATTCCTTACCGAAGCTAAAAAGCAATTCCCTAACATGCTTACTAACCCTATGGGATTTGAAGAAGCATCTAAAATGTTGAAAACACGTGGTGTAATTTCCGAAAATTATGTTGATTTAAAACCAATCAATACAATTGAAGCTTCTCCAAAAGCAGCATGGGAAAATAAATTCGCTCAATTCTTAGCTGAAGAAGCTAAGGCAGTAGAAAAGAAAACCACTAAAGAAGTAGAAGATATTCAATCCCCTAACTACGACTATAAAGATAAAAATAACCTAGACAACCAAATTGGTCAGGAAGTATTGAATGGTCTATATTTTGAAGGTAGAGAAAACCCAGATAAAACATTGGACGAACTTCGTAAAATTGTAGAAAAAAACTTAGCTAAAGACGGACAGTACTATATGAAAAATGCTGCATTCGGTGTTAAAGGATTAGGATACCAAGAAACAAAAATGAAAGAAGTAACTGGAAAATATGCTCCCTCTGGTTATTCTGAAAAATTAAAGGAAATGGTTAAAGAATCTTTAATTAGAGAAGAAGAACTTCCTACAACTCCTGTAGAAAAACGTCCATTTGTATCTGCTGAAAAATTAAAGCAAGTACTTCAAGTAGTAAAGAAAATCCAATTAAAAGGCTCTGATCCTATGTCAACTACTGAAATTGGCAATGATAGTGATTTAATGAGATTTTTACTTGGTCTTAGATTTAAGCAAGTAAGACCAGGTGTATACCATCTTGAAGGACCAAACGATAGTACTGTTACTATGGGTAAAGGAAGTTTGGACGAAGCTTCTGACTTTGAAGAAAAAATGGCCCAACTTAGAATGCTCCAAATGCAGAAAAAACAAGGTGTTGCTCCTGATCAAAAAGTGATTAACAAAAAGCAAACATTAACTCAAAAGTTAAACATGCTCAAAAAAGCATATTTTGATTTAATTTCTGCTATGGAAAAAGAAAGCGATTTGGAATTTGCAGTATCTGGTGACTGGTATCAAGAACAACTAGATGATCTAGAAAACTCAATCGGTGATCTTGAATCTAAAATTCAATCCATAAACGAAAACATGGAAGTAGTTGGTATGGAAGAAGTTGAAGTTGAGAAAAAAGAAGAAGCTGAACCAAAACTAGAAAAAAAGAAAGTTAAAAAAGAATCTTTAGATTCTGATCTAGCCGAAATTGATACTCAAGCTGGAATCGTTGCTATGGAAGCAAAATTAGATAGAGTTAGCGAAATGATTTCCGCTAAAATGGAAAGATTAAAAATGATTGATGAAGATGCTAACCTAGCTGACTTAGTAGATAAAGGCAAAATGAAAGAAATGCAAAAAGAAATCAAAGTCTTAGAAAAAACTAAAGCTAAGATGGAGGCTATGTATGGAAAAATGACGGGTGGTAAAAAATACACCAAAGAGGAAATAGTAGACGAATCCGCAATTGATAATGAGTAAGCAACTACTTATAGAAACACACCCCGTTAAAATTACTTCTTCCCCACTAACCGAAAGTGTTGGTGGGGTTAAGAAACCTTTAATAGTAGAAGGTGTTCTTGCAACTGCTGAAGTTAAAAACGGTAATGGTAGATATTACTCTCGTGACTTATGGGAACGAGAAATGCAAAAATATTCCGAGTTAATCAAACAAAGACGAGCAATGGGTGAATTAGACCACCCAGAATCTTCAATTATTAATTTAAAAAACGTATCTCATGTTATCTCGGGTTACTGGTGGGATGGAGATAATGTAATGGGTAAAATTGAAATCCTTAATACCCCATCTGGTCAAATATTACAAGCATTAATTGCAAATAATATTACTTTAGGTGTATCTTCCCGTGGAATGGGTTCACTTGAACAACGTGGTAATGTAATGGAAGTACAAGATGATTTCGAATTGTTATGTTGGGATTTTGTTTCTACTCCCTCAAACCCAGGCTCGTTTATGCACGTGTTGAGAGAAGGTAAAGAACACAATACAACAAATTACTCTAAAGTAAACAGTATTATACACGAAATACTCTGCTCTAAAGGCAGTTGTCCAATATTTTAAACACTCCCAACGGACGCTACCGAAGGATGTACCCCTCCTAGAATAGTCTTCTAGGACCGAAGCCCTCTCTGGAGGGCTTTTCGCGTTTTGAAAAATCCCAATATACGTATAATCGTAAATGTGCTATCCCCGCTATATAGCACCATATTTTTATAATTTATACTATTACGTTACTATTCAATAAACGTATTTCACTAAACAAAATTTTAGGACAAATGACAAACAGAGACTTGCTAAAAGAAGCAATCGCTGATGCTAAAGCTGTTAAAGAAACTGCTATAGCTAACGCAAAAGCTGCTTTAGAAGAATCATTTGCCCCACATTTGAAAGAATTGTTGGCTGCTAAATTGCAAGCAATGGACGAAGAAGATGAGTCCATGAAAGCTAAAGAAGCAGAAATGATGGATGAATTTGTGGCAAATGAAGGAAAGGAAGAAATCGAAGAAGAATTCGATTTGAACGAAATCCTTATGGAACTTGAAGAAGGTGAAGACAAAAAAGAAATGTACGAGGAAGAAGCTGAAGAAGAAATGGAAGCGGGTGAAGCTGAAATGGAAGCTGGAGAAGAAGCTGAAGACATGGGCGAAGAAGAAATCGACCTAGAAGACATGACTGAAGATGATCTTAAATCTTTTATCGAGGATGTAATTGCTGACATGGTGGCAGCTGGTGAATTGGAAGCTGGAGAAGAAATGGAAGCCGAGATGGGCGACATGGAAGCTGAAGAGGAAATGGGCGACATGGACATGGAAGCATTAGACGAAATGGACGAAGTAAGTTGGACAAGACAAAATGGTAAATCTTTAGCAGATTTAGCCCCTACAAAAGTAGGACAGACTCTTAACGAAGCTATGATCGATCCTGAGACTATTGATGTTATTATCCAAACTTTAAAAACAGATCCTTCCTTAGTTTCTGGAGAAACTATGGCTAAAATATTAGGAGCTGGGGTAGTATCAATATTTGGTGCTGGATTTGGTATTACTGGACTAATTGATGCCCTTAAAAAGGGAAAGTTAGGTAAAGGAGGAGAAGAACTTGCACAAGGAATAGAAGACACAGCTTCTGCATCAGGTATAAATAAGAAAAAAGTAGCTAAAACTGGATTTTCCGAAGCTGAAGACGAAATGAGCAAAATGGAAGAACTTAAAAAAGAACTTCAAGAAGTCAATTTGTTGAACGCTAAACTTTTGTACACCAACAAAATTTTCAACGCTAAAAACCTTAACGAAAGCCAAAAACTTAGAGTATTAAAGGCATTTGATAAGGCTACATCAGTTAAAGAAGCAAAAGTTATCTTTGAAACATTGAACGAAGGAATGGTATCTAAAACTGCTAAATCTTCTATGGTAAATGAAATCAAAGGTAGCGCTTCAAAAGCTACAGGTGTTATCCGTGAAAACAGACAACCAATTGTAGAAGTTGATCCAATGGTAGCCAGATGGCAGAAGCTAGCTGGTATCAAATAATTAAAATAATAACTTAAAACAAACAATCGAAAAACAATGAGCTTACAATCTCTTTTAGAAAGCGCAAACCCATATCACTCTGTACAGGGTGATGCTGCTAGATTAGCTAGCAAATGGGAAAAAACAGGATTGCTAGAAGGTTTGAATGGTACACATAAGAACAACATGAGTATCATCTTAGAAAACCAAGCTAAGCAATTAGTAGTTGAAACATCTCAAACTGGTGGAGGTTCTCAATCAGTAGGTAGCTTCACTGCAGGTGTGGGTGAACAATGGGCGGGAGTTGCTCTTCCATTGGTAAGAAAAGTATTTGGTCAAATTGCAGCGAAAGAATTCGTTTCTGTTCAACCAATGAACTTACCTTCTGGTCTAGTATTCTATCTTGACTTCCAATATGGAACTGACAAAGCTCCATTTGCTGTTGGTAACTCTGTATATGGTACTACTGGTTCCGCTGAGGCACCATTTGGTAACACTAACTCTGGTGGTTTATACGGTGCTGGTAGATTTGCATATTCTATCAACAACACTTCTTCTGCATTTACTGCTACCCAAGCTACTGCTTCTTGGTCTGACTTAAACTTTGATTCTGACTACTCTGCTTCTGCAGTTGCTGATCAATTCAAAGTAGTAACTGTAGCCATGGCTGGTAAAAATGCTGATCTTGCAGGTGCTAGAGGATTTATCTTATCTGGCTCTAACTTGACAGCTGCTGAAAACTTACCTCAATTCACTAGTGTAAGTGGTACTAACGTATCTTTCGTAATTAGCGGATCTGATGCAACTTCACAAGCTCCTACTGCAGCTTACACAGTATTGTTCCAAATGCAACCAACTGATCAATACAGAGGTGACTTTGAAGATGCAAACCCTGGCTTAAACGCTAACAACTCTCCAGCAATCAACATCCCTGAAATCAACGTACAGATGAAATCTTCTGCTATCGTTGCTAAGACTCGTAAATTGAAGGCTGTATGGACTCCTGAATTTGCTCAGGATCTTAACGCTTACCATGCTCTTGATGCTGAAGCTGAATTAACTTCTATCCTTTCTGAGTACATTTCTTTGGAAATTGACCTTGAAATCTTGGATATGTTGATGGAATCTGCTGCTGCTGGAACTGAAGTATGGTCTGCAGTTAACAACCAAGCTATTACTGGCGGTGGTGACGGAACTATCTCTAACTTAGGCTTCTATAACAGCCAAGGTCAGTGGTTCCAAACTCTTGGAACTAAAATCCAGAAGTTAAGCAACATTATTCACCAGAAAACTCTTCGTGGTGGTGCAAACTTCATGGTATTGTCTCCAGCTGTTTCTACAATCATCGAATCTATCCCTGGATTTGCAGGTGATGTTGATGGTGATGTTGAAAAGTCAACTTACGCATTCGGAGTACAGAAAATTGGTGCTTTAGGCGGTGGTAAGATTAAGGTTTACAAAAACCCTTACATGCTTGAAAACCAAATCTTGTTAGGATTTAGAGGTGCTCAGTTCCTTGAGACTGGTGCTGTATTCGCTCCTTACATTCCATTGATCATGACTCCATTAGTGTACGATCCAGAAACCTTTACTCCAAGAAAAGGTCTATTGACTCGTTACGCTAAGAAGATGGTACGTCCTGAATTCTACGGATTGATCAAGGTTAACGGATTGAACACCCTTTAATCTATAATTTAAAGTAAATTAAGCCCAATCCTTTGGATTGGGCTTTTTTATTGTTATATTTATAACAGAATTTTAAAGTTATCTATATGACATCAAATCACCATAGTGACGACGTGTTCGTCCAAAAGCGTAAACCAAAGAATCCAATAAAGTTTAATGTAGTTTTAAATACCGAACAAAAACAAGCCAAATCCCTTATTTTAGAAAATCCCATTACCGTAATAAAAGGTATGGCAGGCTCTGGTAAAACACTAGTTGCCGTTCAATGTGCTCTTGACATGTTTTTCAATAAGCAAGTGGAAAAAATAGTCATATCACGACCCACTGTATCCAAGGAAGAAATCGGATTTTTACCGGGCGATATACGCGAAAAAATGGACCCTTGGTTGGCCCCCATATATCACAATCTATACATGTTATATTCTAAAGAAAAAGTAGATAAACATATAGAAAATGGTGATATTGAAATTGTACCATTTGCTTTCATGCGAGGTAGAACATTTGTAGACTCGTTTGTAATTGTAGATGAAGCACAAAACGTAACACATTCCCAGATGGAAACCGTTATTGGTCGTTTAGGAAAAAACTCTAAAATGGTAATATGTGGCGATATAGCTCAAATAGATCTAAAGAACAAAAAAGAATCTGGCTTTACCTTCCTATACAGATTGGAGGAAAATGTTGAGGGATTTAAAACAATTTCTCTAGAAACAAACCACAGGCACGAAATAGTTGCCCCTATATTAGAGGTATACAAGCTCTTTAGGGACTAACATTTTTTCAATATTTATAATAAAAAGATGGCAACCTTAAAACTTTTTATAAACGAACAGCTTACTTTAGATGGAGACGATAGAAGCACTGTCCAATCTATTGATATCAGTGATGTAAACTATCTTGATCATAGAACTATGCTTTTACCAGCAGGAGTTAAAACATCAGTATTTAACTTTGATACTGAAGTAGAAGCTGGTACTTTTAAAGAAGATAAGCTAAAATATGCTCGTGTAACAAACCATTCAGCTACTATTCCTGTTAACATAGAAGTATCTTCTTCAAGACAGAAGCTTAACTTTAGAATGGAGCCTCAACAATCTTTTTATCTTCCTAGCTCACAAATAACCGGAAGTTTAACAGGTTTTAGTTATGACTATATTTCTTCTATAAATCTACAACCATCAGGCAGTAATACTGCTAAGGTAGAATTTTATATAGCAACCTCTTAATTAAAATACCATGAATGTTCCTATATGGTCAGGTACTAGTGCTTTCTCTCCAGGTGAAACCCCATTTGGATTTTATGACTATGATGCTGAATTTCAAAGAGATGCAGACAAAGTAGCAAATTTTTGTGCTAGACGATTAGGCTATCCTTTAGTAGATGTTGAATTACAAGACATTAGTTTTTATGCTGCATTCGAGGAAGCAATCACTACATACGGAAATGAACTATATGCTTATCAAATTAGAGATAACCAATTAGATCTAATAGGTATTAGTACTACCACTCCGTTAAATAATTCTATAATTACTCCTTCCCTTCAATCCGTAATTCGATTATCTCAACAATATGGTGCTGAAGCAGGTACAGGAGGTAATCTTACATACTATAAAGGATACATGCCACTTTCAGCATCCGTACAAAGCTATGATTTAAAACAATGGGCAGAGGATGAAGGAATTAGTGGTTCAATTGAAATTAAGCGAGTATTTTATGAGGCTCCACCTGCGGTAGTAAGATATTTTGACCCATACGCAGGTACAGGATATGGATATCAAGCATTATTTGATAGCTTTGGATTTGGATCGTTTTCTCCTGCCATCAACTTTTTGATGATGCCTTTAAACTATGATCTACAAACATTACAAGCCATTGAATTGAATGATATGGTTCGTAGATCTAATTATAGCTTTGAAATCCAAAACAATGTATTAAAAGTATTTCCTATCCCAAACAATTCAGAGGCTAGAATGTATTTTGAATATATTAAAGTAAATGAAAGAATAGATGGTGCGGCTTCTACCCCTAATACAGGAGCTGCAAACAATGTTTCTAATATCCCATACACAAATCCAACATATACTTTAATTAATAGTGTAGGTCGTCAATGGATATTTGAATATACTTTGGCATTAGCCAAAGAAATCTTAGGTTTGATTCGTGGAAAATATGGTAATATACCTATACCAAATGCTGAAGTAACACTAAATCAGCAAGATTTGTTAACACAAGCTTCAACTGATAAATTAAGATTAATTGAAAAATTACGAGAATATTTTGATCAAACTTCTCGTCAAGCTTCTTTGGAACGTAGAGCAGCTGAAGCTCAATTTAGAAAAAATGAACTAGCTGAAGTACCATTTACAATTTACATAGGATAATATGTGTGCAATGTTTGGAGGCTTACGAGATGTAAGCTTAATTAGAAAGTTAAATCGCGAATTGATGGGTAATATAATTACCCAACAAGCTTCTTTCTATAAATACAAATTGCAAGAAACTAAAGTAAATTTATATGGTGAAGCCGCAGGTGTAAAATATTATGATGGCCCATTCTTATTCAACTGTTTAATAAATAGAGCAGATCAAACATATCCAGTAAGTGATTTAGGTGTAAATTATCAAGTAGGTATCACATTCTCTTTCTTTAGAGATGATCTAGTAGATGCTAATGTAGTCCCAGAAGTAGGAGATATTATATTATACCAAGATGCATATTACGGAGTACAATCTACAATTATCAACCAATACTTTGTAGGTAAAAATCCAGATTATCCAAATAACCAAAACCCATTAAACCCGGGATTAGAAAACTTTGGTTCAAACATATCTATCATATGCGATACTTACTACATACCAGCAGATAAGGTTGCAATTTCTCCTTATAAAGAACGCATGTAATGGCTCGACAGAGAAAACCTATACCAAAAACACAACGCGAGATTAGCGAAAATCTCCAAAAAGCATCTGATGTTGCAAGAGGTAATCCTAATGCTAAAGTAAATCCAAACGAAAGTGAAACGGGTATAGAGTTTAATCGATCTACTAAATTAAGCTTTAAGGACGATACTGTAAAACCATTTTCCATTGGTATACAAGATTTAGATGAGGCAGTATTTTACTATTTTAAAAATGTAATAAAACCCTTTGTATACCAAAATGGTGAAAGATTAGAAGTACCTGTTATATATGGTTCTCCTGAAAGCTGGAAATCATTCCAAAAAGATGGGTACTATAGAGATAAAAATGGGGCAATAATGCTTCCGATAATAGCAGTAAAACGAGATACAATATCTAAAGACAGGACTGTAACAAACAAATTGGATTCTAATCAACCCAATCTATATGCTACATTCCAGAAAGCATTTAACCCCAAAAACTTCTATAGCAATTTTGCTGCTTTAAACAATAGAATTCCGGTTAAAACATTTTACGCTGTAACTGTTCCCGATTACGTTACTTTAGAATATAGCTGTATAGTACAAACCTACTATATGGAACAATTAAATAAAATAATTGAAGCCATTGAATATGCTTCTGATGCGTATTGGGGTGATCCTGAACGATTCAAATTTAGAGCATTTATAGACCAGTTTACTACCGCTACAGAATTAACAGCAGGACAAGATAGACTAGTAAAAGGAACATTTACTATCCGATTACGTGGCTATATTATACCTGATACATTACAAAAGGATTTGAATTCTATCAAGAAAGTAAACTCTAAATCCAAGATCATCATACAAGTAGAAACAACTAGCAACTCTGATATATTTGATCCAAACATTAGAAAACTAAGTGATGGTAGAACTAGAAAAGATAGAGATACCGAAGGTAGAATCAACAGTGTTGGCGAAGTAACACCTGGAAGAGAAACACAATCACCCGATCCTGGATCAGAATTAAGATCATAAGATGTCAGATATTAGATTTATAGATTCGTTAAATGTAGGAGCATATACCATTGAACCGGTCAGTGGTAGTATTAACATATTAGAAAATACCAATAATTATGTTATCACTGCTACTGGTTATCCTGACATTATACAAGGTGAACCTAACCTACAATTCGACGGCTTAAATTTAACTATAGGCGGTAATTCTAGTGGAACATCCCGCTTAGAAGTATACCACACGGGAAGTGTTGATAACTTAATGCTAATACGAAACGCAAGCACAAATACCGGTATTAAGGTAGATGGAGATGGTAGATTTCAATTGCTAGAATTTGCTTCTTTACCCACAGCTATTGAAGGAGGTATAGTATATGCAAGCAATGAGTTTTATGTAGGGATATAAAAAAGATAATATTTATAATTAAACAATACTTTTGTAATATATAATGGCAACCTGGAAGAAAATAATTGTTAGCGGCTCGAACGCACACCTAAGTAGGTGGTGCTCTTAAAAATAGTGGCATCTCCTTTAGTGGAAGCACTTTCAATATTGGGTCTAGCTCTATTATCTCCACAGGTACAGGTTCAGTATTAACTGGTTCCTTTAGTGGTTCATTTTCGGGTGCAGTTACAGGTTTACAAAACCTAACACAAGGATCGGGTATTACCCCATTTACTTACAATGGTTCGGGTGCAACTACTGTTGCGGTTTCTGGTGCTTCTGCTTTAAATAGTAATGCGGTAACAAAATGGAATGGAGTCGCATTTGTTAACTCTTCTTTAACCGACAACGGTACAGTAGTATCGGGTGCTTCCTCTATTCAATTAACGGGTGCTAACTCAGTATTAAGTGGCTCATTCAGTGGTTCATTCCAAGGTGATGGTAGTGGTTTAACAGGATTAGCTACTGACTTAAACATATCTGGTTCTAACGGAACAGGAATTACAATTGATCTAATAACTCAAGATCTTACAATTGGGGGTACTGCAAACGAAATTGAAACTTCAGCCGCGGGTACTACAATTACAATTGGTTTACCTAATGATGTAACAATTGGTCGAGATTTAGTAGTATCTAGAAACTTAACAGTATTTGGAACTGCTTCTTTCCAAAGTACTACTGATCTAGATGTAGCAGATAGATTTATCCGCTTAGCTTCTGGCTCAAATGCTGCAGGAGATGGTGGTATAGCAATCCAACAAAACAATGCTTTAAATGCTGAAGTATTTGGATTCGATAGTGGTGCTACACGTTGGGGGGTAAGCAGCTCATTTGATGCTTCCCAAAATACATTCACCCCAGATGCATACATGGCTTTAACTTTAGAAGGAGCAGGTACAGATCCAACAGTAGTAGCAGCTAGATATCAAGTAAAAGGTAACATTTTCATAGGTTCAGATGAGGGTATCTGGATCTATTCATAATATAATAAAAAATTGGTTTATGTCGTTTACAGCAGCAAACATTATAGTAGGGGGAGCCAAAGTTGAAGTGGAAACCCCCACCCCTTCCCCCTCAACAGATTCTACAACTCTAGAGCTCACAGACATGGAACTTGAGCTACTACTGCTAACCATTAAAAATGGTTTGTTTAGAGGAGAGTATGTAGAAACAGTATACAATCTAACTTTAAAGCTACAAAAACAGCTAGTAGATTTGAAATACAAAGCCAACAAACTCTAGTTAGAGGC